AGAAAAATGGCTGTAGGATTAAAATATCAGAATGAAATAGATCTGATAGTAAGAAGCCAGAAAAGAAATAATTTTATACGTAACTTAGCAATAGATCAAAAAGGTAATACACTTGTTTTATTTCAATTTGTCGAGAAGCACGGAAAGGTACTATTTGATTTAATAAATAGTAAGGCTAAGGAAGAAAGAAAAGTTTTCTTTGTCAGTGGTGCTACTGAAACGTCTGATAGAGAAGCTATTAGAAAAATAACAGAAGGACAAAAAGATGCTATCATCGTTGCTAGCTTGGGTACTTTTTCCACTGGGATTAATATTCGTAATCTCCACAACATCATCTTTGCATCGCCGTCTAAAAGCCAGATTCGAGTTTTACAATCGATTGGAAGAGGACTCCGTAAGACAGAAGATGGTAGAACTACCAAACTCTACGACATTGCAGATAACCTCCAGCACAAATCAAGAAAAAATTATGCGCTCTCCCACGCAGAAGAAAGATTAAAAATATATAGAAAAGAAAAGTTCAATTATAAAGTAGTTAAGGTAAAGTTATGAACGAAAAGATGATTAAACAGGTAAGATTAAGTGACGGTTCTGAAATCATATGTGAGCTAATCGAAGAGTATGAACAAGAAATTATAGTCAGAATCCCTCTTAAAATAGTAAAAATAGATTTATCTCACGAAAAATCAATATATACGTTTAAGCCTTACATGACATATACAGAATTTACAGACAATTTTATTGCTTTAAATTTTGATCACGTTATTGCGATCGCAAATCCACATAAAGAAATACGAAAGCAATACGTGCGCGCTATTAAGAAAATAGAAAAATTAAGAGAAGAAGATGATGTTCCATACAGTACAGAAGAAGAAGCTATAAAGAAAGTTTTTGATAGTGTAAAAGGCAAGGATGATTTTAGTAATATTCCTGGAGAAGAGATGGATTCTGCGGCATCTAATGTTATATACGTACCGTTTTCTACAGATAAAGATAAGATGCACTGATATATATCCTTCCCCCTCCAGAAAACCTCTATTAATTATACCATGTTTTTTATGGTTTGTACACAGTTATTTTCGCATTTAAACAATTTTTTTTAGTTTACTTTTTTGTGAAAATAGGTTATAATATTATTATTGAAAGGTAAAATAGTATGAGAAAACGTAGTAAAAACGTTCATTATGTAAACAATCAAGAGTTCTCTGCAGCTGTGGTTGATTATGTAGGAACGGTAAAAGAAGCAAAAGATTCAAGTAAAGCGATCCCTGTAGTTACAGATTATGTGGCTACTTGTTTTTTAAGAATTGCTGAAAATCTTTCACACAAATCTAACTTTATAAGGTATACTTACAGAGAAGAAATGGTGATGGACGCAGTAGAAAATTGTCTTAAGGCAGTAGAAAATTATGATATTAATGCATCTACTAGAACGGGAAAACCAAACGCTTTTGCTTATTTCACACAGATCATTTGGTTTGCTTTCTTAAGAAGAATAACTAAAGAAAAGAAACAGCAAGAGATAAAAGAAAAATATCTTTCTCAATCTGGTGTTGAAGTCTTTTTACAGGCTGAACAAGGAGATATGTCAACTCAAGTAGTTACACACTTTGTAGATACTTTAAAAGATAGAATCGATAAAGTTCGAACGCATGATGCCGATCTAAAAGAGTTCGCACAAAAGCAGAAAACCAGAAAGAAGAGGGCTGTTCATGCAGATTCAGATCTGAGTGAATTTTTAAAGTAAAAAATAGGAAGGAAGAATGAAAGTTGCAATCTTAAATGATACCCATTGTGGTATTAGAAATAGTTCTGATGTTTTTTTAAACAACTCTGCAGAATTTTACGATAAGGTTTTTTTTCCTTATTGTCAAGAACATGATATAAAGCAGATAGTACACTTAGGTGATGTATATGATCATCGTAAGTTTATAAACTTCAGAGCATTAAATCATTACAGAAAACATTTCTTAAATAAAATTAGAGAATACGGTATGATCATGGATGTTATTCCAGGCAATCATGATACTTATTACAAAAACACTAATGAACTGAATTCACTAAAAGAACTGTTAGGTCATTTTATGAATGAAATCCATATTATAATGGAACCTAAAGTGATGGAATATGGTTCACTTAAAATGGCTCTACTCCCTTGGATAAATGGAGAAAACTACGACAGATCTATAAACTTTATAAAAGATTGTAAAGCAGACTGGTTAGGTGGTCATTTAGAGCTCAGTGGCTTTGAGATAATGAGAGGTGTGACTAACTTCCACGGAATGGATCATAAACTATTTCAAAAGTTTGAATTAGTAATGTCTGGCCATTATCATGTTTCTTCGAAGAAAGACAACATTTGGTATCTTGGAAGTCAAATGGAATTCTTTTGGTCTGATGTAAACGATCCAAAATACTTTCATGTTATGGATACTGAATCTCGTGAAGTTAAGATGATACAAAATCCACATACAATGTTTGAAAAGATATTATATGATGATTCCAAAGAAGACTATACACAAAAAGACGTAAGCTTTGTCGATAATAAATTCGTTAAAATAGTTGTAATAAATAGAAAAGATTTGTTTACTTTTGACTCATTTGTTGATAAAATACAAAATAGGCCAATACACGATTTAAAGATTGCAGAAAACTTTGAAGAGTATCTTGGTGAAAATGTTGAAGACGAGTCAATCTCTTTAGAAGATACAAGTACACTTCTCGACAGTTATGTTGATGCAGTTGATACTGAATTAGATAAAGATAAAATTAAAGTCTCTATGAGACAATTATTAAGCGAAGCACAGGCAATGGAAATAGCATGATCACATTCGAAGCAATACGTTGGAGAAACTTTCTGTCTACTGGAAATAACTGGACAGAAATTAATCTAATAAAATCTAAATCTACTTTAGTTATCGGGCAAAATGGAGCTGGCAAATCTACAATGTTAGATGCTATATCCTTTGCTCTTTTTGGAAGGGCACATAGAAATATATCTAAACCACAACTTATAAACAGTATTAATAATAAAAATTGTGAGGTTGAAGTAAAGTTCACTATAGGAAAATCTAAGTTTAGAGTTTTACGTGGAATTAAACCAAACACATTTGAGATTTGGAAGAACGGTGATATGATTAATCAGTCATCACATTCCAGAGAGTACCAGAAGATTCTCGAACAAAACATCATAAAGCTTAATCATAAAAGCTTCCATCAAATTGTGGTGTTGGGATCTTCTTCCTTTATTCCTTTCATGCAACTCCCAGCACACCATAGGAGAGATGTTATCGAGGATCTTCTGGATATTAATATATTCTCTAAAATGAATACTATACTTAAAGAAAAGAATCTTGAAGTAAAAAACAAACTAAAAGAAAATGCTCATCAATTAGATATTATAAAAAATAGTCTAGACTCTCAAAGAAAATATATTAGAGATATTACTCAAATAAATGAAGATGAGATTAAAGATAAGAAAGATAAGATCAAAGAAGTTCAGACAGAAATCGGAACTCTCAATACTGCAAATGGCGAACACAGTTTATTCTTAGAAAATAATTCTTCTATAATATCACAAAAACTAAAAGAGTATAATGATAAGAGAACCTCTATACTTCATAATAAATCTACTATGGAATCTCAAATTAAAACTATTGTAAAAGATTCCAAGTTTTATGAGGATAACGATAACTGTCCTACTTGTTCTCAACCAATAGAACCTGAATTTAAAAAACAAAAGATTGATGAATGTAAAACAGAAGCTACTTCTGTAAAAACACAATACGATAATATGTTAAACGAAGCTCAAGATGTTCTAGACTTAATAGATGAATGGAATACAAAAGCAGAAGAGATACGTAATCGTCAGTCAGAAATAAATGGTAATAATAAAACTATTGAAAGTTTACAAAACGAAATTAAAAAGTTTAACGGTGATATCGAAAGACTTACATCTAGAGAAGGTGATCTTGGAAAAGCAAACGAAGAACTGCAGACTATGATGAATAGCCGCGATACACTACTAGAAGATAAATTATCTTTAAATGAAAGTGTTTCATATAACAATGTTATGGGTGAATTGTTAAAAGATACTGGAATCAAAACAAAAGTAATTAAACAATACATTCCAG